ACGGCGTGCAGCCAAAGGCCAGCAGGTGCTTGTCGTTCTGCGACACCAAAATCTGCATGGCCTGCACCGGCACATTCTCCGCGCCAGCCAACGAGGACAGCAGCACCGCCCGAGTGGCCAACTGCACGTTGATGTCGTTCTTCTGGCCGCGCACCCAGTAGTAGATTTCTCCATCCCGGATGTTCATCACAAGATCGTTGTCGAAGTTGTCGAAGAACCAATCTCTCTGCTGAAGAACAATCGGGGACGAGGCGCCAAGACCCCAAGGCGACGAACCCCAAGATCCAGCACCCCAGCCGTAGCCGTAAGTGGTCGTGTCGTACCCAATCGGGATTTGGTATGCGCCAACCACTGCGGCGCCGCCGTCGCCAACATCAGATGCGTTGCTGGTAACTGGCAGGCCGGTGGTCGAACTTTTGGCAATGATGGTGTAGGTGTTGGCCGTCAGAGACTGGTAGACCTCATACTCCTGATTGAGCACCGCCGCTGTGATGTTGCCGCCCAGGCTGACCGCGCCGCTAAACGTCACAAAGTCGCCGACATCCACGTTGGCCGCAACGTCCGTCACCGTGATGATCGAACTGAACGGGGCCGTGGTGACTGCGGAAAAAGTCACCGCTCCAGGCGCTGTCGTTTCCCTCAGTGGCGTGATGTCGTAAAACTGCGATCCGACGTTGATGTAGACCTTCTTGCTGGTGCCCAGGGCAACAAAGTTGTCCTCAAAGCTGGTGATCCAGCCAAACATCTGGCGGCACACCCCCAGAAAGATCTGTGACGTGGCCTGCATCCAGCCGCCCAGCTTCTGCGGGTAGCCCGAGCGAAAGCGAATCTTGTCGCACGCAAACCAACCACCCTCATTGGTGTAGTTGGTCTGGTCGCGGTTGACCCCTGGGCGAAACTGGAGCTTGATGAAGGCCATGTTTAAACCATCTCAAAATGCGGCCCATCAATGAAAGGGCGCCGGTTCTGCTTGCGGCGCTCGTCGATGTAGAAGTTCATGGCTTCTTCCATCGTGCCTCGCCACATCCGAATGTCAGGCACGTTCCACGCCGCGCCCCAACGGATGGCGACATTCTTCTCGATTGCCGCCTGTTTCACCGCATCAGCAATGTTGTCGTACAGGTTGAGTTCCCAACTGCCACGGTCACCAAGGTAAGCCATCAGGTCTACAGCACGCCCATCGACGTGCGTACCACCTTCACGAATCTGAGATGCGCCCTTTTCAAAGAGTTCGATTTGACGCTCTTTGGTACGCAGCCCCTCGGTGACACCGAAGTCAACAGTGGTGATCTCGATGGCACGCTTGACCACCTCAACCAATTCTGGGCGAACGCCCACCAGTTTGTCGAGACTACGCTGAGAAAGTTGGAATGGCATGGAGACTCCTTATTTGACAGGTGGTGCTTTAGAGAGCAGATCAGTCTTGGCCTGAGAGCCAGCAGACGAGCCGAAGTAGTAGGCAATGATTCCAGTCCAGGCCGTGCCCAAAGAGCCAAGCATCATGGTGAGCGCCGTGTTGTCAGCCACGGACATTTGACCGAACATCATGCCGCCAAGGATGGCGAAGAATCCGAAGGTCACCGAAGCAGCCAGCAGGGGAGGAACCCACGAACGGGTCACCGCCTGCATCTCGCGGGCGCTCTTGCGGTCATCGACTGCCAGTTTTTCAAAGTTCAGACCAAGCTCCTGCGCCTGCTTAGCAAGCTCAATCTCTGCAATCTTGATCTGGGCTACTTGATCTGCCGTGAGCTTGTTGCTGGAGATGATGTCAGTTACCTTGTCCTCATCTACACCTATGGCTTTGGAAATGGCAGACACAGCCATCCCAGCAAGAGGGCCACCCAGCGCAGTGGCTACGGTAGGAGCAATCTGTTTTAGCCAGTCCATGCTCACTCCTTCTTCGCGGTGACCACATCGTCACCCTTACGCACCGTCACCCTGTCGCCTTCTACTTCAACCCGCATGGGCTGCTCTTGTCTGTCGAGCTTGTCGAGTTTGTCGATCAACTGCTTCATGACCTCAAACTCTGGTTTTTCCTGCTTTGGGTTGGCCCCGGCAATGCCGTTGAGCATGGCAATCAAAGCGGTCAAGGCCGCGCTAACCAGCCCGATCACCGCAGCGATTTTGGACTCCTCAAGGAATAGGCTGGCTATAACACCGACCAAAACAATCGCTGTGATATAGGCAAGGCCATGTTTGCCAATAGCTTTGCCAGCGACTTCCTTGGCTGGGGACTGGGCCTCAAGGCGCTGGATCTCCGCGCGCGCCTGGGCCTTGAGCATGGCAATTTCATCGGTATTGGTCATATCAGTCACCCATAGTTAAGCCTCCGGCTGCCGGGACAGTCGTGGCGTGAATCGCTACGTTCTGCTTGGGCTCTGACAGGTCTTGTCCACAGTCATTGCACTTCATGTTGGCCAGCTCATTGGCGTCAACGTCCCGATCACAGGCCGGGCACAAGATCTCAACAATGTGACGGGGCTCTATGGCCCCCTCACGCTCATGCGCCTCAATGGTGGTGATCATTTCATCCCCTTGAGGGTTTGGGCAAGACGAGCCCGCTGGCCCATCTTGCCGGGTTTCTTGGCCGCTGCCTCCAGTTTCTTGGCAGGGATCTTCTCCCCCTTCTTGACGCCCAGCGAAGCCCGCAAGGCCCCAGGCTTCTTGATGGCGGATTGGATCCACTTGTCGGCCATGATGCCCTCCTTACTCGGCGGCTGGGGCTTCAGCAGGCTTTTGCTCAGGCACGGGCAACTGCGGGATCACCACAGCTTGGATTTCCTGCACCAGAGGAAACACCTCCTGATACGGACGAGTGCCAAGATATTGCAGCATGGCATTCACCAGACCCAGTTTCAGAGTTACGTTTTGATCGTTCATTTCTAGCTCCTTGTGCCGCTGTGACGGGGCAGCGGATTACCCCTCATCAATTATGCCGCCCAAGGCAGAGGAGGCGTGACCACCGGAGGGTTGATCTGGTTGTTGACCTGCTGCTGCACAGCGGCCTCTGTGGCTGCTTGATCCACGCCGTTGGCCCAGATCCACCCAAGCACTTGCTGCTGAGTCAAGTCTGGGTATGGGGTGAACGGATTGCCTGGGCCGGGAACAGCACAGGTGGAGTACACAGAGGCGTTGTATGTGCCGTCAGTGCCAGCGCATGTCCAGTGGACATTGAACACGACATCGGTGTTGCCACCCTCTTGCGGATAGCAGTCCATCGCAGTGATTGTCCAGGTGATAGTAGTCATGATTTAGGCTCCTTTGAGTTGAGATTTGAGGCTGTCAACCTCGGCTTTGAGTTCTTGGATGCACTTCATCAGCGCATATTGCAGGTCGGTCTGGTAGATCGACAGCCGCATCTTGGGGTCATCTTTGCTGCCCCAGTTGCTTTCCGTGACCAACTCAGGCGCAACAGCCTGAACGTCCTGCGCCACCACGCCCAGCGTCAAGCCGGGGTCTTCTTCCATGTTCTGGTCGATGTAGTTGAAGGTCTGAACGGGAATCGCGCAGATGGTTTCAAGGTAAGACTTGGCCGGAACGAAGTTAGTCTTCTCTCTGCGGTCGGAAAGGTTGATATCGTTGGCGCTGTAGTTATAAACGCCTCCGTTTGAGCGCACAGAAAATCTTTGCGTAGAGCCGCTATCTTGACAGTAAAAAAATGCGTTGGATGTACTGTTTGGCGCGGCTCCCGTGTACCCCATCGCCATCCCATATGGGTCTGCGTTGCTGTTTACTACTGCAAAGGCGTAGTCTGCGTTTCCGTATGCAACTACTGCACGCGATGTTGCAAACGCTGGCTGGCTCGTCGTCCCCACCAGCAAGTTACCGCTGGAGTCGATACGGGCGCGTTCGGTGCCGCCAGAATTCCAAACTTGAATTGGCCCGGCTCCGTCTTGTCTTGCGTTGATTGCGGCCAATGAAGCATCACTAATGTAGGAAAATAACCGAGCATTCCCTGTGCTTGTATCGCCAACAGCCAAGTTTCCATTTGCCCCCAATGTCATTGCCTGGGTGAAGGTGATGGCGTTGCCTGCTGTGCCGGAGGGGGCGATGTACCAGCGGTGTGAGCCATCTGAAGTGAGCATTGCATACTCACCGGCGTGCCCACTGCTCTTGTAAATATACTGGCTTGACGTATTAAAAAATGCATTGTTGTCTATGTATGACGAGAGTCCACCAGTACCGCTAAAAACAGTAAAGCTACCGACCTCAAATGCTCGGAAAGAGGTATTTGTAGCACTCGGCGTCACCCCCAGGCCGAGGTTGCCGGAGGTGCTGAGAGTCATCAGCGTCGTCGGAGAGCCGGCATCAACTGCCCAGAAAAGCGCATTGTTGTTATTGGCGGTTGACCCCATCGCCATGCGCCAGCTATTGCCAGATGCGTTTATGACGATGCCAGCATTGGCAGATGCGCCGCTGCTGTCGTTGCGAACCCAAATGCCATTAAAAACAGCATTGCTGTTTGCGTAAATATCTACCTGACCGCCGTAGTTTCCAGGCGTGGTGCCAATGCCGACTGTGGAGGTGATGTATGCGCTGCCTTGTACGGCCAGCTTATAAGCAGGCGAACTCGTCCCAATACCCAGCCCTGTGCTGGTCAGGCGCATTTGTTCGGCATTGCCAATGGCAAACTGCAACGCGCCACTGGATCGTTCTGTCTGAATCCAGTTGTAGACAGCGCCGCTCGCGTCAAAGCCAAACCGCACATTGCCAGACGTGAACGTAGATGCACGAACTTCAACATCTGCGCCTGTCGTCTGCACATGCAGTTTTGTGGACGCTGCTCCACCAACCCCAAAATTCGTCCCATCAAACGTCAGCGCAGACCCAGTGGTCAGGACTTTGCTGCCGTTGAGGTAGGCCACGCCGTTGGCTGTGCCGCCGGACAAAGTGACAGCCCCTGCGATATCCGCAGTGGTGCCCACAAACAAGGCTTTGGCCACGCCCAGGCCGCCGTCCGTCTGGATCGAGCCGGTGGTCGTGCTGCTGGAATCGGTCGTGCTGTCCACGGTCAGCGTGCCGGTCATTGTGGCGTTGCCGGCCAGGAACAGGTTGCGCGGACGCGTAGCGCCGCTGGCACCGATGTCGTAGGTGTTGTCGGTGAACAGCAGGTTGCTCGTGATCGTGGCATTGACCGTCAGGGTGTCGCCAACTGCATCGCCCAAGGTCGTGTTGCCGTTGACCGTGAGATTGCCGTTGATGACAAAATTGCCGTGGACGTAATTTCCAATCTCCACGAAGTCAGAGCCGTTCCAAGCAACCTGGGCCGTCTGGCCAGCACCGACCGTGACGCCAGTGGTCGCGGCACCCTTGATGACGACGGCGCCGTTTGACTGGTTGATCACCACATAGATCTTGGCCTGACTGGGCGCAATCACGTTGCGCGTGGTGCCCGGCGTACCAGTGATGATCAGCGTGGACATCCGCGCTTGACTGGTCGAGCCGTTGGCCGTTGTCAGCGTGACGTTGCCGCTGGTGACGCTGAACGTGGCTGCATTGGCCACAGCGTCCTCCAGCATTGATGTAATCTGGTCATTGACTACATCGCCCCATTGGCCGGTTTCCGTGCCGGTAACTGGCTTGGCCAGTGCCAGCAGCGTGGTGTAATTGATCGTCATTTTTCAGTCCTCTATGCTGCTTGTGCAATTTCTTCCCAGTCGGGTGTTTGGGCGTCATCCACAGGCGTCCAGCCGTCCGTTTGGCCATCATTGATGGCCGCCCAATTCGGGGTCTGATTCTCGTCTATTAGACCCCATATTAAAACATTGCCGACGATGCCGATAGCGGAAACACCCGTAACGTAAACAACGCCGTCGCCAGTAATCTCGACGGTGCCAACAACCCCAATGGCCGCTACGCCGGTGACATACACGCTAACGCCTTCGTTAACCGTGACAGAGCCAACTTGCCCATCTCCCTGAGCGCCCGTGAGATTGACATTTGCGCCAGCCTGGGCTTCAACAGAGCCGACTTGTCCGTCGCATTGCAGGCCGACCAGCGACACCTCAACGTCCGCCTGCGCTGTTACTGACCCAACTGCGCCCGTGGCACTGACGCCAACAAGGTCAACTACAACTATGCTGCCAGATTGAACTTGCCCGACCTGACCAGTAGCCGACACCCCGGTGGCGTACACGTCTGCATTGGCAGCCACAGTGACCGAGCCAACCGCGCCTGTGGCAAACAGGCCGGACACATTTACGTCCACCCCAGCCTGGGCTTCGACGGATCCGACGCTGCCGGTGGCCGACAGGCCGGTTACGGTCACATTTGCGTCACCCGTCGTGGTTACCGACCCCACTTGGCCGGTAGCGGTAACACCTGTTACGGTCACATCCGCGCCCGCCTGGGCTTCGACCGTGCCCACTGATCCGGTGGCTTGCAAGCCCGTGACGGTGACATTGGCGTCCGCCGACACGGTGGCTGACCCAACACTGCCGGTTGCAGCCAGCCCCGTCACAGTGACGTTGGCGTCTGCAACGATGGTGACGGATCCAACTTGCCCGGTGGCTGACAGACCGCTGACGTTGACATTTGCCCCGGCCTGAGCCTCGACAGTCCCAACTTGGCCCGTTCCTGTCACCCCAGTAGCCGTCACATTTGCATTGGCAGATACCGTGACAGATCCAACGGCGCCCGTGGCCGACAGACCGGTGACATTGACAGTGGCGCCAGCCTGCACCCCTACGGTGCCAACTTGGCCTGTAGCAGACAGGCCGGTGACCGACACATCGGCCCCCGCCGATGTCGTGACAGAGCCAACTTGGCCGGTTGCAGATAGCCCGGTTGCGGTGACGTTTGCATCAGCAGTCACAGACACGGAGCCCACGGCCCCGGTGCCGGTAACACCTGTTACGCTGACGTTGGCATCCGCCGTGATGGTGACGGAACCAACAGAGCCCGTGGCCGAGAGGCCGGTGACGTTTACGTCAGCCCCGGCCTGGGCCTGAACCGTTCCAACCTGCCCAGTGCCCGCCACTCCAGTGACGGACACATTGGCGTCGGCGGCGACGGTTACAGAGCCAACCGCCCCAGTCGCCGACAGGCCCGTTACCGTGACATTTGCGCCCCCAGTGATGGAGACAGATCCAACCGCACCAGTGGCGGAAACGCCCGTAACGCTGACATCTGCGCCAGCGGTGGTCGTGACTGAGCCAACCTGACCAGTTCCGGTCAGGCTGACTGAGCCTTGTCCCCAGGCTGCCTCACCCCAGCTTAGGGCACCCCAGCCTCCAAGCGGTACGGTGACATCTGCCACGTCTGCGCCCTATCAAGCAATGCGGATGATTGCATTTGAGGCGTCGGCTGCGGGGAAGATGATCTGGAAAGTTCCGCTGGTCGAAGTCTTGTCCGAACCAAAGTCCAGCACCACAACCGTAGGATCGCCAGTGGCCGTGTCGTTGTAAATCAACGCGCCGCGCGCCGTGATGGTGGCGGTGGTGAACGACAGATCGGCAAAGTCGGTGAAGGCCGTTGTTCCCGAGCTGGTGGGCGTGACGTTGGTCAACGTGCCCCCGCCAGCCGAATACGAACCGCTGGCCGTCACCTCATTGGTCGTGGTGTAGGCCGTGGTCGCAGCAGTGAACGAAGCACTGTTGGTGTACATCGCCAGCTTGAACGTGTTGCCAGTGCTGGCCGTAAAGTTGTGAATAGCGCGCATCAGCTCCACTTTGAAGCTGGTACACATAAAGTTACCAGTGAATGCCATGATTTATTCCTCCAGAATGATTGCAAGTTCAGGATGCCCGGCATCCCGAAGACGGGTTGCGATAGTGTGCCTATCGTTGCGGATTGCATCCTTGATGTAGAAGGTGACTACAGCGTGGATGTACTCTTTGAAGGCGTGCGCCTGATCACGAATCGCTGGATGCGACTGGTCGCCAATGGAGATGATTTTCTCCACGCAACGGTTTGCCACCTCCTCGGGCGTAAAACCCCGGTGACTCGTAGTTCTGACTTCAACGCTATTGACTACAGGGAGCATCGATTCGATCATCATGTTACGGGGTACCTCACTTGGCCTGTTCGATAGGTGTCCTGACGATCCTTGCCATCGCCCAGAGCCTTAAGCAACGCAAGAGCCTCATCGTAACGGGACTTGTAAACCGCGATTACATCCTGCTCGCCTTTCATGAAGGTGTAAGCCTCCAGCAAGCTGCCGTACAACAACGCACTGTCAAAACGATCACCAAGCCATGTCGTCCCGGTGAGCGAGTCCACGATGCTGGTTGGGTAGCCGTAGTAGTGCATCTCCATGTTGTAGGAGGCATCTGGCGTCGGGCCCAAGATCATCGTGTTGTTGTCAAAAATGGCGTAGTGGCTGGGCTCCCCTATGTCCGTAGGATCCGGGAACGCAGAACGGATGAACTCAACGTCCTTGTTCAGCAGATATTCCTGCGTGCCGTCAGCTCGGATGATGGCAAGAGAGAACATCGACAACCAGTCGCTTGGCATGGCCAGATACTTGTTGTTGATGGTGCAGTTGCCCGTCACGTTTTTTCGCAACGCCGGAAGCTGCACCGTGTTGTAGATGCGCTGCTCGGCCTGTTTGATGAACGTGTCGATCTGCTCCTTCTGGGTGAACGTCACCGTCCCAGTCCCAGCAGGATCCGTCCACGTCGTCCCAGGGA